CTTCTGCCACACTTGCGGTCTGACACGCTCGAAAGGTATCCCCGCTGCCGTCAGTGCCATCTCAAGGTTGCCGTAGCCCCGGCCAAAGGTGAAGCTGGAGACCACCCCCATCTGCGGACTGCTGGAGACCGCTTCTAGGTAAGCATGGCAGTTGGGATTCTGCGGGTGGTCATGGTAAACAATGGATTCCACTAGCTGCCACAAGTCTTGCAGCGTGTCGGGCATCTTTTCCACGCATGGCTTGCCGTCCATGATCCACGCGATAGCCCCGTTGACGCCTGGATCAATCCCGATGGTGGTCATAGCGTGCCTCCTTTCACGGCGGCGAGGGCTTTTTGAATGTCTTGCGTCACCGCAGCGGAATGCAGAAATTGCTGATTTACAGCAGCCAGCAAGTGTGCAAGCGCATGGACGTGATTGGCCAACCTGTCGCGTTGTTGTTGCACCTCTGAAAGCTCGCGCTCAATTTCTTCGCAAAGTATTGGCCACTCTACTTTGCGATCATCGAGGCTGTTTTCGAACCCGTATCGCTCTAAGTGAGCGAGTGCCTGTACATTCCTATCTGTTCTCGGCGTGGTTGAGTTACTCATCGTTTTGCTTGATTTGGTTGATTGTGGATTCGTAAAAGTCGATTGCATAATTCCACATACAAGGGTCGTCCTTCATAGATTGTCTCATATAGTGTGCCGCCTCTGCCAGCCTGTCGCGTTGATTCTTTGCCTCTGCCAGCTCGCTCTCCAGCCTGTCAAGGTCGAACCCGCTGATTGTAACATCGTGTGTATCACTCATCGTTTTGTTTGTGTGTTGTTGTTCCAGCCTCGCTTGATGTATCCAGCAGAATCGCATCCGCCTTCTTCACCGCATTCCTTCCTGCCATTGTCGCTGCATGTTGATCCTTCCACGTTGGGTGTCTCCCCATCAGTGACTCCAGAGCATCACGCATCTCTTGTATCAGTGTCCTAGTGTCTTTGTTCATCGTAAATCCGCCCGGTTAAGTTTCCTGCCCATGCAGTCAATGTTGATCTCCGATTCATGCCGCCACACCTCGATGCCGGGGGCAAACTCCACCAGCACGCAGTTGCATCCGCGCATGTCATCCAATACGGAGAAAAACCACGCCCTTTCTGGTGACTTGTCACTCTGACGGTAAGGGGTTGTCAGCGCGACATATCCCGCAGCCTCCGCATCCCGCTTAGTCATCAGCGGGAATGGGAGATTCAAGGTAGGTTCTTTCGTATTGGTTTTTCGGGTTTTCAAAGAGCTTTCGGATTGGGTTGTTGACCCAGTTGTATGCTTCGTTTTCGTCTTGGTCATCTTCATGTTCGTCGGTTAAGTTGTCCCCTACGTTGTTGCCGAAATAAGGGTCGATGTCCATAGATCAGAAGGGTATTTGTAAATCATCATCCTGTGCCTGCCCGCCACCATTGTTTCCAGTGAATCCTCCGACATGCTTGAAGTTGCCTAGAATCGGCCCCTTCTCGCCAGCTTGCCTGCGGTCTTTGCCCAAGTCTTGCGCGACGAATCCATCGTTTCCGTATTGATCCTTGCCGTTCTTGTTCTCAAAGAGGGTGAGCGCAAGATACTTGCCGTTCTTGCCGTCATACAATCCTGTCTTGTCAATTTTTGTTACGTTAATGTTAATTGCAATCATTGTTTTGTTTTGGTTGGAGATTGGTGGCAGACTATTTGCCCGGTCTGCCAGCGGTCACACACCAATTTATTCCACAGAAAGCCATTTCGGAGTGGTGATTTCCTGCACGCCCTCGATTGTGCGCGTCCAGATGTCATTGGCAAGACAATTCTGCCACTTTGCAATGGCATTCATGTAGCCCACCCGCCCGATGTCAATCAGGCCGGGATCAAGTGACACCCACGCAGTCTCATGCGGTGCGTCAGTCTCCACGAACAAGAACCAGAATTGCTCCCGGTTTTCGCCTGTGACTGCGTTCCACAAGTCGAGATAGAGTGCCGCCTGCCAGTGGTAGCCCCGGTTCACCACAAGCCTTGTGAGGGCATCCAGCGAGCCAATGCTTGAAGTTGTCTTGAGGTCTGCCAGCACGTTACCATGCCGGGGCGCGATGTCCACCATGCCTTTCACCGGGGTTGCTCCGATGCTGGCGTACAGCGCAACCTCGTAATCCTTCTCCCCTAGTGAGAACAGGTGCGGGTCATTCATCACGACATCCGCGATGTCCTGCGCTTTGCTCATCGTTTCCTGGGTGATTACAGTCTTGCCAACTTGGGCGTCACGCCACTCCTGTGCCGCCTTGGTGCGGAATGAGTCAAACTCGCTAACGGCAAACTCATCCGCCACAGCATCCGGTGTGAAGCACAAGGCATGAACGAGGCTGCCAAGCTCCATTGCCGCACTGGGCTTTTCTGCCTTGCTGTGCCTCCACTTAAAGGCGGATTCACTGAATTTCCACAGCATGCTCTTAGAGACTGGTCCCTCAAGGTTTTGAGGGCTGCAAGTGTCTGCGTGGTATTCTTTGCCTGCGATGTTCTTTTGTATTCTCATGCTTCCTCCTTTCTCGCTGCGATCATCGCGTCTGCGTAACGGTATGCTTCGGCGGCGCACCTCTGTGGTCCATTGTCCCCAGTGTATTCATATCCTGGACGACATGCGGCAAGTAAGCCCTGCATTGCCGCTGCCGCGAAGTAGTCGCGGAGGCTCATGCCGTTGGTTCCGCCGCCATGCGCCGGAAACGCAGTTCCGCCGTTGTCTTTTGGTTTTTTCATGCTTTTGTGTCCCTTCTCTTTTGTCTTGCTTTAAGTTCGTTCTGTATTGCCTTGATCCGCTCCCTATCCCACCAGTCTTTTTCCTCTTTTACTTGGTAGTCGGATAGTAATCCCTCCAGTGTTTCGGTGCGGTATTCCTGCACCCCGTTTGTTGGGTTCATTTCCATAGCTGTTCAATTTCCTCCTCGGTTTCCGCCATTTTAGGCGGGTTTTTCTTTGCTTCTGCAATGAGCTTTCGAGCCTCGTCCAAGCCATCGCCCTTGGGTTCTAGTACCTCTGCTTCAATGGTGACTGGCGCGGGTTCTGGGGTTGGTTCCGTGGTGGGTTCCGCTGCGGTGAACGGGTTAGGTTTCGGAGTGACGTTGCGGACCTCCGAAAAGTCCCTCACCTCGTCCTGAGTGTAAAACCCAAGGGACAAATCGGAGGCATAGGCGCGACTCCAGAAGGATGCCGCCCGATACCGGAGCATCTGTCCTGGCATCGTTAGCCACTTGCTCCCGTTCTTTGTACTCCACCCATCTTTTTTGGCCATCTCTAGCGTAATGCGTTCGCCTTTGAGTTCCTGCCCGCTTTCCTTGTCGGTGGCGACGGCATAGCAGGATGTGGGGGTATCCTCGTTGTCAAAGACGAATCGAAGCGGAGTGTAACGCCCGCATGAGTTAATCATGCCGATAAGGGCTGTCGCGCTCCAGCTTGGCCGCCCGTGGATGATTGCCAGATTCTGACAGACCATAAGCGGGTCGAGCCGGGTGCGTTTCGCCACGTTAATGGCAATGCCACAGTTCGCCACGTTCCCTTGGAAGTCCTTAGGGACTAGGCTGGAGGATGCCAGCATCTTTGCCTGCCTTTGGGCAAGTTCAAACTGCTGCGTTTCTGCTTGCACGATGGCAAGCACGTTGCTGGTTGTGTTTTCGGCAAGTGCCGTTGTGTCGTTTGTTTCCATGTGTTGTACTTGGTAAGCGTGGTTCTTTTCGCTCATGCCCGGTGTGGCATCAAGAAAAAAATCCACTTTTTTCATTCGTTCGTGTTTTCGGTATTTTCGGGTTCCACGGGTTCCTCATTAAGAAGCCACGGCATTTCCTGTCTTACTCGGTCAATGACGTTCTGGATTTTTCCCTGCCACTGCGATTCTTCCATCATCCGCTGCACCCGCCCCCGCGCATACATGACGGAGACTGGGGAGCTATAGCGGCAGCGTGCCGCTGTTTCGTCCAGCGTCCTTGTTTCACTCCAGATAGCCGCCACTAGGTGCCTCGCCGGGGTTATTCCCTTCCGGGTTAGCCTGGAGGCTACCATCTGCGGGCAGACTCCAAACTCTTGCGCGACAATGCCGACGAGCTGTTGGAAAAGTAACTCCTGCTCTGGGTCTTCGATTTCGGTCATCGCCGCCCGTGACAGTGTTTTTTTCATTCGTTCGTTTTCCGCCCGTAGTTCGGAGCATAGGGCAAGCAAGCGTGCTGCCTCGGTTTCGATTGTTTCAAGGCTCATTCTTCCCACCTTCCTACAGTGCGGTGCGCCCGCAGGACTTCCGCAAAGTTTTCCCTAGAAAGTTCCAGCAAGGGAGCATGCCGCCCCACCCAAATGGACGGGACGGGTTTTCTGCCATACCTAGAGGGGACGCAGACTGTGACATCATCGGAATGCCCGGTTTTGATTCGGTATAGCTTTGACTCTCCGATTTTTTTCCTTTCTATTGTTTTCATCTGGTTCGTGTTTTACGAGATTTCAGCTTCCATTCCGTGATTTGACAGCACCCGTTGGATCACCGGGACGCTTTCAAGCCAAGTCTTGCCGATAAACCTTTCATATCCGTTAG